TAAGAATTTATATGATGTTATCGTTGATGGTATGAGCGCACGTGAACAACCACTAACTATTATTACAAGTACAGCTGGTACAGTTCGTGAAAGTATTTACGATATTAAATATGATGAGGCTTGTCAGATTGTAGATGGGTATGATGATGAACAAGGCTATAAAAACGAACGCATCTTACCAATAATTTATGAGTTGGATAGTCGCAAGGAATGGACTGATCCTAATTGCTGGGCAAAAGCTAATCCGGGTTTGGGAACGATTAAGAGTGTTAGTCAATTAGCTGAAAAAGTTAAATCTGCACAAAATAATCCTATCCATGTTACCAACCTTTTAACAAAAGACTTTAATATTCGTGAAACTTCATCGGAAGCATTCTTGACATTTGAACAACTTAACAATACGGCTACTTTTGATATAGCAGCGTTAAAGCCACGATATGGGATTGGTGGAATAGATTTATCAGCAACAACAGACCTTACTTGTGCAACATTATTATTTATGGTGCCTAATGATCCTGTGAAATACGTTAAGCAAATGTACTGGATTCCAGAAGATTTGTTTGATAAACGAGTACAAGAAGATAAGGTGCCATATGATGTATGGTACAAGAGGGGCTTCATACGAAAATCACCAGGCAACCGAATAGATTATCGGCTGATTGTTGAATGGTTCAAAGAAAGACAAGAGGAAGATGATATCTATTTATATAAATGTGGGTATGACGGATGGAGTGCAGCATATTTTGTAGAAGATATGAAGTCAGAGTTTGGGCGCTCTGTAATGAACCCAGTCATTCAAGGCAAGAAAACTCTGAGTGGCCCAATGAAAGCACTAGGCGCAGAATTAGAAGCAAAATTAATAAATTATGATAACAATCCTATATTGAAATGGTGTATGGCTAACGTGGAAATAGATGTAGATCGTAATGGCAATATCCAGCCAACTAAATCTATTCATGCAAAGAAGAGAATTGATGGATTCGCATCAATGTTAGATGCATACGTTGAGTATGAACGAAATCAAGAAGATTACCACAATGTTATTTAGGAAAGGAGGTGAAATGATGAACTATCGAAATATCTTTAATAAAATATTTGGATTTGGAAATACCGATAAAGCTAATTTAACTGGTGCAGAATTTTTAGATGGATATACAAATGTATTCACACCTTTTAGTGGGGTGCCATATACAGATACAACCTTCAGAGATTGTACTGATACGATTGCTAGACATCTTGGAAAAATGAAATTAAAACATGTTAGACGAACAAGTGATGGAATGGTGGCAGGGTTACAGTCTATCAATCATATATTAGGTACAAGACCAAACCCATTTATGACGGCTAGTGAATTTCTTGAAAAGGTTGTTGCACAGTACTTTAACTACAACAATGCTTTCATTTATATTCAGCGTGATATAAATGGTGTAATTACTGGGTTGTATCCATTAGATTTTGGCAGCGTTGAAATTAAGGTAGACACTGCAAATAATTTATATGTGAAGTTCCAGTTTATTAACGGTAAAAGCATGACTGTACTATATGATGCGGTGATTCACATTAAAAGGCATTTTAACACCCATCAATTATTTGGCGAGGATAACTCAAAGGCATTGAAAGAAGACCTTGATTTATTACATGCCGTAAAAGCAGCAATTATTAATTCTGTTAAAAATGGCAATTCACTACGTGGGATTATCAATTTTGAAGGAACAGTTCGTGAAGATGACCAACAAGCATTGTGGAAACAATTTACGGAAAGATATGTATCAAATGCAAATGGCAGTGGTATTGCAACGCTAGATAACAAGGCTACATTTCAACAACTTACAACTACCATAAGTACATTCAACAAAGGACAAATGGACTTTGCTAGAGATATGGTGTATAAGCACTTTGGGCTTAACGAAAAAATTGTAAGTGGGGATTACACAGAAGATGAATACATAGCATTCTATGAATCTGTACTAGAGCCTATTGCTATTAAGCTAACACAGGAGTTCACAGAAAAACTTTTTACTAGCCGTGAAAAAGGACATGGGAATGAAATCATCCTAGAAAGTAATCGATTATCTTACATGTCTGTAGCTAGTAGAATTAAAGTAAGTCAGGCACTATTGCCTACAGGCGCAATTACTGTGAATGAAATCCGTGAAATATTTGGTTATGAAGGGGTTGAAGGTGGGGATAAACGCCTAGTAAGCCTTAACTTTGCTAAATATGAGGATTTATCTAAGTATCAAATTAATGCATCGAAAGGAGGTGATACAAATGAGGAAGAACCGGAAAATGGAACACCGAATGATGACGGTGCAAGCGATACAGAATGATACTGATGATATTCAAACACGAACAGTAGAAGGATATGCCGCAGTTTTCAATGAAGAAACACTAATTTGGAAATCTGAATATACTGGGTATGAATATCGTGAAGTGATTTTACCAGGCGCATTTGATAATACTGATTTTAGTCAATGCGTATTAAATTACAATCATGGCGGTATGCTATTTGCTAGAACTGCTAGTGGAACATTGCAATTAACTGTTGATGAAAAAGGATTGAAATTGACAGGGGATGTAGCAGACACTTCGATTGGAAATGATGTGTATTCTTTAATTAAACGTGGTGATCTAAATAAAATGTCATTTGCCTTTATTGTTAATGGTGAAGAAGAAGAGATTGACCGAGAAAATAAAGTCTATACACGAAAAATTAAATCAGTAAAAGCGGTATATGACGTATCTATTGTAGATAACCCTGCATATAAAGGCACATCGGTTAGTGCTAGAGCAAATGGGGACTATGAGAGATATGAAGATATCGAAAAAAGAAAACGGCTAACATTATTGGCCATGACATAAAAAGTATTAGACACGCAGTAAGCGTGTTTTTTTATTACCTAAAAGGAGAGATAATATGAATCGTTTGGAACAAATTAGACAACGTAGAGCAGAATTGCGTGCAATGTTGGAAGACACTACACAAGTTAACTTGAATCTTGATGAAATTGAAACTGAGTTGCGTGCATTGGAAGCAGAAGAAACTGAACTAGAACGTAGAACAGCAATTTTGAATACTGTTCCTACTGCTACTACAGTACCTGTACCTGTAGCAGAACAACGTGCACAAGGTGCAGAAGTATTTGATTCTGTAGAATATCGTAATGCATTCATGCAATATGTAATGAACAATACACCAATTCCTGCTGAATTACGTCAAAATGAAAATACATTAACTACAGATATTGGTGCAGTAATCCCACCTACAGTTTTGAACAAGATTGTTCAAAAAATGGAAAGTGTTGGTATGGTATTGCCATTAGTTACCAATACAAACTTTAAATCTGGTCTTGCAATTCCAACAAGCAATGTGATGCCTGTGGCTACATGGGTAGCTGAAGGAGCGGGTTCTGATCGTCAAAAAGCAACAACTGGTAATATCCAATTTGGTCACTTCAAACTACAATGCCGAGTATCTATTTCTTTAGAAACATCTGTAATGGCATTATCTGCGTTTGAAAATATGATTTCTAATAACGTATCCAAAGCAATGGTTAAAGCTATTGAGAATGCTATTATCAATGGTACTGGTAACGGTCAACCTACAGGCATTTTAAAGGATGCGGCTGCTGGCGTGAAATTAGATGTTAAAGACTTTGACTATGCAACACTTGTAAAAGCAGAAGGCGAACTACCTGTTGAATATGAAGAAGGCTCTGTTTGGGTAATGACAAAGAAAACCTTTATGAACATTGAAGGTATGACAGATAAGAATGGTCAACCAATTGCACGTGTTAACTATGGCATGGGTGGGAAACCAGAACGCTCTATTCTTGGTCGTGGCGTATTGATTGTGCCTTATCTTAAAAACATTGATGCGGCTACAACAGGTGATATTGTAGCGTTCATTTATCGATTTGAAGATTATGCATTAAATACTAACTATCAAATTGGTGTAAAAACATATGAAGATAACGAAACAGATGATATTGTTCGTAAATCTACAATGATTTGTGATGGCAAGCCTGTTGATACCAATTCTTTGGTTAAATTAGCGAAGAAAGCATAGGTGTAAGTTATGTTGACGGTAGAAGATGTAAAACTTTATTTACGAATTGATGAAGATATTACAGAAGATGATATGTTTATCGATGAATCCATCTCTGCTGCTGTCACGTATATTGAGCAAATGACTGGGAAACCATATATTGACGAGCCACTATACCGTAGAGCCGTCCAATATATGGTTGCTCATTGGTACGAAAATCGTGAGGCAACTTCCTCAAAAACATTTGTTCATGATTTACCATTCACGCTAGCTCCTATAATTCGTCATATTGCACTATCTAAAAATTATCCTAAAGAGGTGACAGAGAATGCTTAATATAGACGGAATCGGAAGATTAACGAAACGAATTGAAGTACTTGCATATCAAGATATTGAAAGCAATGGAATTACTAAGCAAAAATTAGTAAGGCTAATTCCAAACAGAATTTGGGCACGTATTGAACCGTTACGTGGCAGACAATATCTAGAAATGTATAAAGAAAAAGTAGACGAATTACATAAGATTACAATCAGATATAGAAGTGGAATAACTGATGGTGTGCTAATCAGATATAAGGATGTAGTCTATAAAGTTAAAACTGTAATTGATCCATATGAAGAGCATACGAAGTTAGAATTGATGTGTCATATCTATAAACGAGGGAAATAATGGATATAAAAACTTTCATGGGGAGATTGGACTCATACATTAAAGAGTATCCATTAGAGGCGGAAAAAGCTATGCGGAAAGAAGCTAACCGAATGAAAAAGGAATTAGTTAGCGCATCACCTGTTGGTAAAGGTAGAAAACGCAAAATTTCCAAGAGTTGGAAAATGGCAATCAATGGTAATAGTAGCAGTACGCTAGAAGCAACCTTGCGAAATACATCACCTCATTTTCATTTAGTTGAACGTGGGCATGTGATGAAAACTATGCATGGAAAAATTAAAGGATTCAAACAGGGTACATTTTTCTTTAAACGAACAGTTGAAAAGAATCGTAATGATATAAGAGAAGCTGTTGGTGGACACATGTTTAAAAAGCTGAGGAAGAAGATAAAGAATGGCTAACCGATTATCACAAGTGGCAATATGGAAAGCTGTGGCAAAGAAACTACATGACGAATATAAATGCACGGTATACAGTGACGAGGTTTTAGAAGAGTTCACTATGCCGTGCTTTTTTGTAAAGCTTTTAATGAGTTCAGAGATGCAAACAAAGAACTTTATTAAAAGAAATGTAACTATCATTGCTACATATTTCCCTAGCAATGAAGATAAGGATGAAGAACACTATTTAACAGTGTTTGATAAATTTTTAATACTGTTTCAAATGGGATTTCCTGTTGGTGATCGTTATTTACATGTGGATGATATTCAGCAAGATAGAGTAGGAGAGGAAGATGATATCTTACAAATCACAATGAATATTACATTTATGGAGACAACAGGACGAATTGAAAAAATGAAAGAAGAAGGCATCATGATGGGTGATGTCTCATTAACAGTAGAAGTGGAGGATACATAATGGCTAAATTAGGAATGCCTACAGTTGTAGTTAAATTTATTGAAGCTGGTATTGAAGCCATTCAACGTTCCCAACGTGGGATTGTTGCATTGATTTTAGAAGATACAAAGCAAGTAATTGATAAACTAGCAACAAAAACTAATGGACATGAAGTATTACCAAATCCTTTCTTGGTATATACAGTAGATGATATTCCAGAAGAACTATCTGATAAAAACAAGGATTACATCCTAAAAGCATTAAAAGGTTATAACAAACCACCTTTAAAAGTTGTTGTATATATGATGCAACAAGGTGGCGAGAAAGCTGGTGCAGATAGATTCCAAGAACCATTAAAAGCAATGCTAACAGAACGTTTTGATTATTTAGCAATTCCGACAATTGAAACTGCTCAATTAGAGTATGTTGCAACGTGGGTGAAAACAGCACGTGAGAATAAATTCAAAAAAATTAAGGTGGTATTGCCGGGTTCTAATGCAGATTACGAAGGTGTAATCAATTTTGGTAACACTAAGGTTGTTACAGCAGATCGTGAGTATAAAGCAGCAGAATATACAGCACGCATTGCAGGTCTTGTTGCAGGCACAAATATGACACAAAGTGCTACATATGCACCATTAACAGAAGTTATTGATTGTGACCGTCATACTCAAGATGAGATGGATACAATGGTGAATGAAGGTAAATTCTTCATTTGGTATGATGGCGAAAAGTTTAAAATGAGCCGTGCCATGAACTCTTTGGTAACAACAAGCCAAGGAAAACTAGAAGGATATCAAACAATTAAAATTGTAGATATTATGGATATGATTTATGACGATATCAGAAAAACCGCACAAGATTCTTACATTGGTAAATACACAAATGATTACGAGAATAAATGTTTGTTAATTAGTGCGATTTTAGGATACTTTAAACAATTAGAAAATGAACGATTGCTACAAAAAGATTACTCTACATGTGAAATTGATTGTGAAGCAGTTCGAACATACCAATTATCCCATGGCTTATTCACAAAAGAAGAATTAGCAAAAATGAGTGATGATGAAGTTAAAAAATTGGATACTAAGAAAATTGTATTCTTAAAAGCAAAAGTAAGACCGCTTGATGCAATGGAAGATATCCAATTACCAATTAATATTTAATAGGAGGAACACATGGAGAATTTTGCAGCGCAACAGGTAATGACAGGCTCTCATGGGCAAGTATGGTTAGATGGTTCTTTGGTGTCACAAGCTACCGCAGTTAAAGCTACAATTAAATTAAGCAAAGAAGAAGTTAAAAAAGCCAAAACAATGAGTAAACAATATAAATATGTTGGTTATGAAGGTACAGGCAGTTTAACTATGAACAAAGTATCTTCTTTGATGATTAGTAAAATGGCTGAAAACCTAAAAAAAGGTAAAGCTACTGTGTGCCAATTGGTAATTCAATTAGATGATCCTGATGCAAAAGGTGTAGAAACTGTAACGTTGTATGATGTTACATTCGATTCTTTAGACCTTGCAAACTGGAAAGTAGGCGCACTTGTAGAAGAATCTGTAGACTTTACATTTACAGAGTTTGACGTGATTGATAAAGTGGAGGACTAATAGATGAGCAATATCATTGATAAATTAATGGAAAAAGACTTAGATACATTGAAAGAGGTATCTAAAAAAGACTTAGAAATTACTCGATTATCTGAGGTTTTTAATGAACCATTTACTGTAACTGTAAAAGAAATTAGTTACAAACGTATTGCAGACCTTCGCATGTTGGCTACTGAAGACGGTAATGCTGATGAAAGTCAATTTTTACAGTTTGTCGTAACTGAAGGTATTGTTTCTCCAGACTTCGGAGCTAAAGAATTATTACAAAAATTTCAAGTACCATCTAAACAGGCATTGTTTACAAAGTTATTTAAAGCCGGTGAATTAGAGTTAATTGCACGTGAAGTATTAGCTCTATCTGGATATGGCGATAAAGCTATTAAAAAAGTAATTAATGAAGTAAAAAACTAATATATTCCGATGGTGATGTAAATCTTGCCTATTACATGTATGTCAATCATGATGTAATGCCATCGGAATTTCATAAAATGGGGCACGGAGAACGTATAGTCCTCCGTGCTTTTATGATGCAAGAAATTAAGGACAGAAAGGAGGCGAATAAAAATGAGTGAAGTAATTGATTTGGTGATGCGATTACATGATGGTGTAACATCCGTATTATCTGGAATTAATTCACAAATGGCTACAACTGCTAATATGGCAGATAGGCAAGGTAGAAATCTACAAAATATAGGTAGAGGTATTAGTGGAATTGGTAACGCCTTGATGCCTGTATCCGCTGCTATCGTTGGCATGGGTGCCGCCTCTGTTAAAGCCTTTGTTGGATTTGACTCTGCAGTAACTTCTGCAGGTGCAAAAGCAGGTGCAACGCATGATGAAATGCTTAAATTAAGAGATGTTGCAAAACAGTTAGGGGCAGACTTCCCGATAAGTGCAACACAAGCGGCGGAGGCTATGGATGGTTTAGCTGCAAGTGGTATGAATGCTAGTCAAATTATGAGCTCATTACCATCAATTGTAGAAGCATCTGTTGCATCTGGTGAAAATTTAGAAACAACAGCAGGGATTGTATCGGGTGCATTAAATACATGGGGATTACAAGAAGGTAATGTGGCCGAGAATGCAACACGAATGGCCGATGTAATTCAAATGGCTGCAAACAAATCACGTTTAGATATGGTTGGGTTTGGTAATGCAATCCAATATGCAGGTGCTCCAGCGGCTGCATTAGGAATATCTGTAGAAGAATTATCTACATCATTAGCTATCATGAGTAATAACAATATTGAGGCATCAACGAGTGGTCGTGCATTACGAATGATGTTAAGTAGATTAATAGACCCTCCAAAAGAAGCGGCAGATGCATTACAAAAGTTAGGAATTGTTACTACAGATTCACAGGGCAAATTTATTGGTCTTGGTAAAGTGTATGATCAATTACGAACTAAAATGCAAGGACTAACTGAAGCTGAAAAATTTAAATTAGCAGGTGACATTGCGGGCACAGAATCCACATCTGCATTACTTGCCGTATTGAATACTACAAAAGAAGCATACGATGATATGCGTAGTTCAATGGATTCTGCGACAGGTTCATCTAAAGCACAAGCAGATATTATGAAGAAAACACTGCTAGGGTCATTCAAGGATTTAGAAAGTAAAGTAGAGGCATTAGCCATAAGCTTTGCAGATGTATTGCAGCCTAGGGTACAAAAGGTGGCTGACACAATCGGCAATTTAGCAAAATACTTTACTGATTTAAGTCCAGCAATTAAAAATACAGCAATTGATGTTGGTATAAGCATTGTAGGGTTTACTGCTTTTACAAAAATACTAGGGCCTATTACAAGTGGTATTGGCTCTTTGATGCGGACATATGCAAATATTGGGAAAGTATTAAGAGGGCAAAGCATTAATAATAAGCTGTTAGAAGTATCAGTAAAAGGGATTGCAAGAGCATTTAGTAGTATTGGTAGCGTAGCTATGAGGGTATTACCAATTATAGGTAGATTAATACCATTAGTTCTTACTGGACCTGTAGGGATTGCGATAGGTGTAATTGCTTTATTAGGTCTAGCAATTTATAAAAACTTTGATAAGGTAAAACCAGTATTAGAAGGTATAGGACAATCCTTTATAGGCTTTGTGGGCATCATAAAAGGTGCAGTTAGCCGAATTGTTACGGCTTTACAGCCAATAGTATCGAAAGTAGCTGATGCTTTTGGAAAACTAATTAGTCAAGTGGCTACATCATTTGGTAGGATTTATCAACTAATGTCACCTTTTCTCAATATTATTTTTACTGTTGTAAGTAAGGTAGCTAAAGTATTGATTGGTGGACCGCTTGCAGTAGCATTAGGGGCATTAGTAGTAGGGTTTAATGTAGCTATTGCAGGAATTACAGGGATACTAACATTTGCATTAACTGTAGTTGAAGGTGTTGTAAATGGAATTACAACTGTATTAAGTGGTATTACAGACTTTCTTGTAGGCGTATTTACAGGGAATTGGAGTATGGCATGGAATGGTATCGTTCAAATCTTTGAGGGGATTGTAATGCCAATCCAAAGTATATTTGATGGAGTTATTGCAGGTATTAAAGCATCAATTAATAGTTTGATTTCGGCGGTCAACGGCATTTCAGTAGACATTCCAGACTGGGTACCGGGTGTTGGTGGTTCACACTTTGGACCATTAAATATCCCTTTGCTATATTCTGGTACTGATAACTGGAAAGGTGGACCTGCCATGATTCATGATCGTGGGGCTGAAATAGTAAATCTACCAAGTGGCGCACAAGTAATACCTCATGCACAATCATTAAATTCTGCATATAATCAAGGGAAACGTAGTTCATCTGGTAATAGCATTAATGTAAATATAGCTAATCTTAATGTTCGTAACGATGGAAAATCTGTAGAAGAATTAACATTCGAAATTGCAGAGCAAATTCATTACCAATTACAAAAACGTTCTATCAATAGAATGGAGGGAGCTGTATAATGTCATTTTTTGATGCAATTATGAGCTTCTTTGGAGGCAAAGGAATACCACAGGGATGTAAGTTTACATTATCCTGTGCAGGTCAAAATATTATATTGCCAGTAACGCCAGCTTCATTTAAGGTGGGACGGACATATAATAATAGCACTTTGAATATCAATGCTATTGGTGAAATTAATATGTTGGGGAAAAGAGGCCTTCAGACACTATCCTTTGAAGGCTTTTTTCCTGCACAAAAATATGAGTGGTCTGAAACAAACGAAACAAATCCTTATAATCTAGTAAGGAAAATTGATGGATTTGCTACAAGTGGTAAACCTTGTAAGATTTCAATTTCTAATACATCAATTTCGATGTATTGTACAATTGAGTCATTTAATCATGATGAGCATGATGGTACGAGTGATGTATATTATGAGATGACACTCAAAGAATATAGATACATAAAACCAACATCAGAGATTAAAAATGATACGACAGGATTACATAGTAGAATCGCAGAAGCTCCAGAAGAGCAAGCTGTAACATCATATCCACAAGAACATTTCATGGATACAGCAAATAAGGCCGTATCAAAAATAATGCCAATAGCTGAAC